TGGGGAACTGGGGCGGTCTGTCGGGCGTGGTTGCCCGGTACTGATGAGCAGCCGAGGGATACATGCAGTTGTTCCACAACCGCGCCGATTGGGAGCGTTGGGTCGCTGGCCTTGCCGGCGTCTCCGTTCGTTTTCACTACAACGTCCCAGCCGAACCAAGCCACTACCCCTGCTTTGGGTATGCGGTCATGGACTCGTTCGAACCGGGCTATGAGGCCGAGTCGCCACGCTATCTCTATGCCGCCGACGTGTGCTCGATGGCAGCAACGTTGCTGGGGCGAGTGGCATGACCGAGGAAACCAAGGCCGAGCGAAGTCGTCGCCTCGCTCGCGAGCGCCAAGCGGCGCGGCGTGCACGTACCGCTCGGCATCGCGAAGCCATGCAGGCCGAGACACTCAAAATGGAAATCTACGGTGGAACACGTGCGGACATCGACCTGATGCGCACCGCCGCCGAGTGCTCCGAAGCCGAGGTGCTGACCCTCGGCATTCACTATCTGGGGCGCATGGCCCGGCTCGATCCGGCCGGGTTTGTCAGCGCGCTCGATCCGAGGAACCTACAACGATGAGCATAGGGTTGAAGAAGATACAAATCGCCCGGCGCCAGCTTGGCCTGGACGACGACACCTACCGCGCGCTGCTACAGCGCGTCGCGGGCGTCAGTTCGTCGACCAAGCTGACGCCGCGCCAGGTCGGCACGGTGCTGGCTGAGTTCGAGCGCCAAGGCTGGAAGCCGAAGGCAAGTGCCAAAGGGCGTGCCGCGCCACGTCCGGCGCCAGACCGAAAGGCACTGATGGGTAAGGTGGAAGCGTTTCTCGCTGAAGCCAACCGGCCGTGGGCATATGCGGATGGGATGGCGCAGAAGATGTTCCAGGTCGAACGGGTGGAATGGCTTGACGCTGATCAGCTGCGTCGCCTTGTTGCTGCGCTTAGCTACGACGCACGCCGAAATGGGAGGAAGCAATGAACGAGCAACTGTTCGAGGATGACAGCGACCGGCTCGATCCGGCCAAGGTCTTGGCCCACATGGAAGACCCAGCCGTGATGCACCGCTGGGAAGGCACGCTGAAAGAGATGTGCGAGATTGCCGAGGCAGAACTGCGTATTCGGCTGCCCAATCAACTCGACTTGGTGCCGGAGCTGGCGCGCTCCGTCGTGTTCGCTATTTGCGACACCATGGGCGGCTCGGTGATCTATCTGCCTCGCGGTGACGCGCTGAAGAAAGCCATGCGCGACGCGGCGATCTTCCGGGAATGGCGCGAGCACAACGTCCAGCCCCCCGAGCTGGTGCGCAAGTACCGGCTGGCGTCGCCAACGATTTATGACATCATCGCCCGTCAACGTGCCTTGCATCGCCGCAACGAGCCCGATTTGTTCGGGTTCGATGACCCCACAGGGAGTGTTCATTGATGTCCGAAGTACAGACGCTGAAGAGAAGCGCAGGCGTGGATGCATGGTTATGGCCGATAGCCTTTTCACCGTTGGCCTGGTTCGGTATGGACGCGCTGTCTGGCTTGACTCTCGTGTTTGCGCTGATCGTGATCGGCCTATGCGCCCTGGACATTCAGCAGCTCAGGAAAGCCGGCCTTAACTCCCCCTCGATCTGGTGGAGCCTTTTGACTCCTGGCTACCTCTATAACCGGTCCCGGCGTACAGGAGGCAACCAAGCGCCCCTAGTCGTATGGGTTGTGCTCACGTTGGCCCCACTCATACATTTGCCTCAGTAGCGATTAAAGCCCCGCCAATGCGGGGCTTTTTCTTGTGCCTTTAAGAAACTCAGCAACACCCCCTCCAGCGCGAATCTAGCCCGGTACTTCTTCACCGGCAGGTTCGCGCCATGTCCTCGAAACCCAGCTCCCCCCGTGCATTCGCTGCGCTGATTCTCGCCGCCGCTCTTCCCGAGCAGCGTGCGCAGGCCATTGCCCTGTGCCCGGCTGACTGGCGCGAACAAGCGTTGCGCCATGTAGCAGCCGAAGAAGAACGCCGCGCGCACTTCATCAAGCAACGCGACCGCCTGCGTCCTGCGGCCAAGCCGGCAGCACCGGCTCTTGGCCGCTACGTCGCCCCGTCCGCATCTCGCGGCAATCCCCAGGTCGCCGCTCAGGCGCTGGCAGCCGCCCGCGCTTCCATCACTCAGCGAGTACCCGCATGAACCGTACCCAACGGCGTCACCGCACGCCCCGTATGACCTTCTGGACCTTCGTCACCCTCTGCCTGCTGGTGGCGCTCGCCGCCATCGCACCGACCAAAATGCCGGTCGTGCTCTACAAGGTCGGCATGGTCACGCTCGCGGTGACGCTCGGTTACTGGCTCGACCGCGCGCTGTTTCCCGGTGGCCGCCCGAACGAGCAAGGCAGCTCGATGCGCGTTGCCGCATCGTGGATGCGCCGCGCCGTCATCGTGTTGGCCTGCGTCCTCGGTTTGACGCTGGGGCTCTGAGCATGCGCGTGCTGATCATCGGTGCCGGCCTGGTTGCCCATGCCCTGCTTGCGGGGTTGGCGGTGGCTGGGGTGATTCCCGCCCAGGCGGACAGCTACCGCCGCGAGCTGACGCGGATCGCCCAGGCCGAGTGGGGCCTGGACGCCCCCGTGGCCACCTTCGCGGCGCAAATCCACCAGGAAAGCGCCTGGCGCTTCGATGCCAAATCCAGCGCCGGTGCGCAAGGCCTGGGCCAGGTGATGCCCACGACCGCCACATGGCTGGGTGAGGTGTTCCCCGACGCGCTAGGCAACGTGCAGCCGTACAACCCCACCTGGTCCATGCAGGCCCTGGTCAGCTACGACCGCTGGCTGGCTGATCGCATCCAGGCCCGTACGCCCTGCGAGCAGGGCGCCATGGTCCTTTCCTCCTACAACGGCGGCCTCGGCTGGCTGAACCGCGACCGCAAGCGAGCATCGGCAAAAGGCGCCGATCAGCTCGTCTGGTTCGGCTCGGTCGAGCGCTACAACGCAGGCCGCTCGGCCGCCGCATTCAAGGAAAACCGCGACTACCCGCGCCGAATCTTGCGGCGCTGGGAACCGCTCTACATCGCCGCCGATTGGGGCAATGGAGTGTGCCAATGAACCTGGACCGCCTATGGCAAGTGCTCGGCGTGCTGGTGCCCATCGCACTCGGCGTGCTGCTGGTCGCCGCGATCCGCTCAAACGGATACAGCGACGGGCACGAAGCCGCCCAGGCGGATGGCAACCGCGCGCTGGCCGAGCTGCGTGCCGAGTACGCCGCCGAGAAGCAAGCCCAGGCCGAGGCCGGGCAGAAGGCCGCCGAAGCCGCCGCTGCAAAGCTCCGCGACGAACAGGCTCGCGGCAACCAGCTCGCCGCCGACCTGGCCGCCGAGAAAGACAAACGCCGCAAAACAACCGACCGACTTATCGGAGAGATCGCCCGTGTCAACGACCTATACCGCGCAGCGCTCGATGCGCCTGCCGAGCCTCTGCCTGCTTGCGTGTTTACCACTGGCTTTGTCCGCGTGTGGAACGAAGCCAGCGGAATCGCCGCCAGCGCCTCAGTGCCAACCAACTCTGGCGCCAGCGGAGTTGCTGCTACGACCCTCGGAGCCGGAGCCCCTGACGACCTCGTCGCCCCCGGCATCGGCCGCACCGAACTCCTGACCAACCATGTGCGCAACGCCGAGCAGTGCTCGGTCATCCGCAAGCAGCTCAACCTCCTGATCGATTGGGAAACCCATGGACGTAACTGACTACGCCAGCGAGCGCGAGGACGCGCATCGAGCTGCTGCCATTGCGGCCGCTTTGGCACAACAGCAGCAGCCGGCCGGTGCATCCGCCGAGTACTGCGAGAACTGCGGCGAGGAGATTCCCGAAGCCCGCCGCCTTGCCATTCCAGGTGTGGTGCTCTGCGTTGACTGCAAGTCGCGACTTGAGCGCTGCCGGGGGTGGAAATGACTGTCGAGCTGCCGGTATGGCAACTGCTCAGCATCGCCGTGGGCATTCTCAGCGGCTTTGCCGGGCTGATGAAGCTGCTGCTCGGCCAACTGGAAAAGCGGCTCGATGGCCGCTTCGCCGCGATGGACAAAGAGGCCGAGCGTGTCCGCCAGCTGGAGATGGACTTCCTCCGTCTGCAAGCCGACATGCCGTTGCACTACGTCCGCCGCGAAGACTACGTCCGCAACCAGACCGTGATCGAGGCCAAGCTCGATGCCCTGGCTGTGAAGCTTGAAAACGTGCAGCTCAAAGGAGCGCGTGAATGAACATCGATCCCGCCAAGGCGCGTCGCGAGTCGCTGCGCTGGTATCTGCTGCTGACGCTCAACACGTCGCGCCCGGTAGACCCGCATGAAGCCGTGGTGCTGTCCACCATCCAGGGCATCTACCCGGACGCCACCCAGCTCGAAGTGCGCCGCGAGCTGGATTACCTGGCCGACCGCTCGCTGGTCACCCTGAACAAACAGCCCAACGGCGTATGGATTTGCGGACTGACCCACTACGGCGTCGACATCGCCGAATACACCCTCGAATGCCGACCGGGCATCGCCCGCCCTGTGCAGTACTGGTGACCGCATGCCACCGCGCTCGAAGGTCGCCCAACTGCCCGCCGAGGTGAAAGCCTGGCTCGATCAGTTCCTCGTCGAGTCGAATTTCTCCGGCTATGAGGCCCTGTCCGCCGCTCTGGCCGAACGCGGCTACAGCATCGGCAAGTCCGCGTTGCACACCTATGGCAGCGCATTCGAGGAGAAGCTGTCCGCGCTGAAGATGTCCAGCGAGCAGGCCCGCGCCGTCGTCCAGGCCGCCCCGGATGATGAAGGCGCGGTGAACGAAGCGCTGATGCGCTTGGTGCAGGAACACCTGTTCAAGCTGCTGATGGCCGAGGGCGGCAAGCTCGATCTGCCGAAGGTGGCTAAGGCCGTCGCCGAGCTGGGCCGCGCGAGCGTGGTGCAGGCCAAGTGGAAGGCCGAAGTGCGTGCGCGTGCCGAACAGGCCGCCAGCCAAGTCGAGAAGATCGCCAAGAAAGGCGGGCTCAACGCCGAGACCGTGGCCGAGATTCGCCGGGAGATTCTGGGGGTGGCGTCGTGATGGTCGACCCTCTCTACGACATCGCATCCAATACCGCTTCGCTGAATGTTCCGGCCGTCCTGCTCGACTACCAGAAGGACTGGATCAATGTCCGCGCCCCGTTGAAGGTCGGCGATAAAAGCCGCCGGATCGGTCTGACGTGGGCAGAGGCCGCCGACAACGTGCTGTGCGCCGCCGCCAGCAAAGCGGCCGGTGGCCAGACCGTCTATTACCTCGGCTACAACCAGGACATGACGGTCGAGTACATCCAGGCCTGCGCGATGTGGTCGCGGGCGTTTGACTATGCGGCAGGGGAAATCGAGGAAGGCATCTGGCCGGACAGCGATCCCGAAAAGCACATCAAGACCTACACCATCGTCTATCCGTCCGGGCACCGCATCGTTGCCTTGACCAGTCGCCCGTCCAACCTCCGGGGCCGCCAGGGCATCGTCGTCATCGATGAAGCTGCTTTCCATCAGGACTTGGCCGAGCTGCTGAAAGCCGCCCTTGCACTGCTGATCTGGGGGGGCGAGGTGCATGTGATTAGTACCCACGACGGCACCGAAAACGCTTTCAGCGAACTAATCGAAGAGATTCGGGCCGGCAAGCGTAAGGGCGTGCTGTTCCGCTGTACGTTCCGCGAGGCGGTTGCCGATGGCCTCTACAACCGCGTGTGCCTGCGCAAGGGCATCGAGTACAAACCCGAAGATGAGGAAGCGTGGGTCCAGGACGTTTACGACTTCTACGGTGACGCGTCCGAGGAGGAACTCGACTGCGTGCCCAGCCAGGGCGGTGGCGCCTATCTCAGCCTGGCCCTGATCGAGGGCCGCGCGAACCGTGACGTTCCTGTTCTCCGCCTGAAGTATCCGCAAGGCTATGAGGTCATCGACGAGCACCTGCGACTGGCCGAATCGCTGGAGTGGTGCGAGCGCGAGCTGCTGCCATTGCTCTCCGCGATCCCGAAGGACGTGCAGAGCTTCTATGGCATGGACTTCGCGCGAAGCGGTGACCTGTCGGTGATCTGGCCGCTGGTCAAAGAGCAGAACCTGCGGAAGCGCACGCCCTTCGTGGTCGAGCTGCGCAACGTCCCATTCGCCCAGCAACGGCAGATCAAGTTCTACATCATTCGGCGCCTGCCGAACTTCCTGAAAGGTGCGGACGATGCCAGGGGTAACGGCTCGCAGCTCTCCGAAGAAACCGCCATCGAGTTTGGTTTCAATCGCATCGAACGGGTGATGCTCACCGAGGGCTGGTATCGAGACAACATGCCGCCGTTCAAGGCCGCACTCGAAGACGACACCTTCTACGACATCCCGGCCGACAAGGAAGTGACTGGCGATGTGCGCGCCTTCCGCATGGTCAAGGGCGTGGCGCGGATTCCCGAGAAGCGCACAACCGAGAAGGGCGACAGCGGCGCCAAGGGCGCTGCCAAGCGCCACGGCGATGCCGGTATCGCCGCCGCTCTGGCCGACTTCGCCTCGCGCCAGGAAGTCGAGATTTTTGAATACCACCGCGTCCAGTCCGGCGCCCAGTCGAACCGCCAGGTTCAGTCCGGCGCGGGCTGGCGCAACACGAAAGGCATCTGGTAATGGCCAAGTCCACCATCGTTGACCAGTACGGTCAGCCCATCCAATACGACAAGCTCACCGAGGAACTCGCGGCACCGCGGCTGACCGGTGTGCGCCAGATTTGGCACACGTCCGTTGCCTCCGGCCTGACGCCGGGCCGGCTCGCCTCGATTTTGCAAGCCGCCGCCGAGGGCAGCGCCCACGACTACCTGACCCTGGCCGAAGAGATGGAAGAGCGCGACCTGCACTACGCCTCCGTCCTCGGCACCCGCAAGCTCGGCCTGGGCGGTCTGTCGATTCGCATCGAGGCAGCGAGCGACGACGCCGAGGACATCCGCCGCGCGGACGCCCTGCGTGAAGTGGTCGACGCGCCCGAGTTCGGCGAGCTGCAGTCGGACCTGACCGACGCCCTGGGCAAGGGCTACGCCGTCAGCGAGATCATTTGGGATCGCAGCGGCAAGACATGGATGCCGGATCGCTTTGAGGCGCGCGATCAGCGCTTCTTCCAGTTCGATCAGGAGACCGGCCGCGAGCTGCGCCTGCTCGATGAAGCGGACCCGGTCTATGGCGTTCGCCTGCCGCCGTGCAAGTTCATCGTTCACTACCCGCGCTTGCGCGCCGGCCTGCCGATCCGTGGCGGCCTCGCTCGCCTCGCGGCGGTGGGCTACATGTGCAAGGCGTGGACCTGGAAAGACTGGATGGGCTTCGCCGACATCTTCGGCATCCCGATGCGTGTCGGCCGCTACGGTCCGAACGCCTCGGCCGACGACATCTCGATTCTCCTGTCGGCCGTGGCCAACCTGGGCAGCGATGCGGCGGCGGTGATCCCCGACAGCATGCGCATCGAATTCCAGAACGCCGCCAACGTGGCCGGCGCCGGCCAGTTCTTCCAGGGCCTGGCCGAGTGGTGGGACAAGCAGGTCAGCAAGGGCGTGCTCGGCCAGACCATGACCGCCGACGACGGCAGCTCGATGGCGCAGGCCCGCGTGCATGATGGCATCCGTCTCGACCTGCTTGAGGCCGACGCCAAGGCTGAATCGAACACGCTGAACCGCATGTTCGTGCGCCCCTGGTGCGACCTGAACTTCGCACCAGGTCGCCCGTACCCGAAGCTGGTGATCGTGGTGCCGCAGCCCGAGGACACCAAGGCCCTGGTCGATGCGCTGGAGAAGCTGGTGCCGATGGGGCTGGAGGTCGAGCAGTCGGTAATCCGCGACAAGCTCAACCTGCCGGACCCTGCCAAGGGCGCGGTGCTGCTACGCGCACCTGGTGCAGCGGCAGCGCCTGCCGCCGCGCTGGCCCAGGCCACCAACCGCGAGCAGCCTATGGCGCCGGTCGCTGTGCCGGACATCGTGGACAACCAAGTCAAGACGCTGGAAGCAGCCACGGCGGCGCCGTTCGATGACATGGTCGATGCCATCCGCGAGCTGCTGGATTCGGTGTCGAGCTTGGAAGAGTTCCGGGATCGGCTGATCGAGACCTACCCGGACATGAACGCCAGCCAGCTCGCGGACGCCATGGCAGATGGGATGACGGCGGCGAGTATGGCGGGGCGGTATGACGTGTTGCGGGGGTTATAGTTTTTGAGCTTCAAACAGGCGTTTTTTTTCCACGTAATCGGCTTCGCGATCCATCATGATCTTGAGGGCAGCTGCAGATCGTTTCCGGTGGTCTTCACGATACGTAGCGAAAGCCGCGTCGGCTTCAGCAGAGTTAAATCCAAGTTTGCTCATGCTTAATGTTAGATCGCTGCGGCTTCTTTCAAGCACGCCCCAAGCAGCACTTTCATATGCCGCAGCGAGCCGGGCCTGCTCCCAAAACTCCTTCGCGATGCGGACCTCTTCCTTAGTAATCATAAGTTCCTTCCTGCGGATGTGAAGATGTCAATATCTCACGGTTCTTTGCCCTTTACCGAGCAAATCAACTTCTTCCGATCCAAGGTCGACCTACCAACCCGCGCCTGGACCGACATTTATACTGTCGAGCACGACAGCGCCTTCGTGGTGGCCGGGGCAAGCAAGCGGGATCTGCTTGCCGACCTGCGCGGCGCTGTCGAGAAGGCTATTGCGGGCGGCACGACTCTGGAGCAATTCCGCGCCGACTTCGACCAGGTCGTGGCGAAGCATGGCTGGCAGTACAACGGCGGGCGCGGCTGGCGGACGCGGGTGATCTACGAGACCAACCTGCGTCAGTCCTACAACGCCGGGCGAGAAGCGCAGATGGCCGACCCGGAGCTGCGCAAGCGGCGCCCCTTCGGGCTGTACCGCCACGGCGACAGCGCCCACCCTCGACCGCAGCACCTGGCATGGGACGGCACCGTGTTGCCGCTCAA